TCAAGCACGTGTTACTGTGTAAGGCGTTGGCACTCCTGCCGACCACACCAAACACCTAAACCATGGCCTTCCTTTCAAAATCCGCATCTGCAAACGTCAACGGCGGCAACAGCGGCGGCGGCTACCTGAGCCTCAGCAAACTCCCCGATGGTGGATCCGTCCGCTTCGCCCTACTCACTGACGAACCTCTGGAGGGATGGGAGTGTTGGGGCCAAGCAAACGGCACCAACAAACCTTTCCGTTGGGACTTTGAACCCACCTATGAAGACGTGGTTGCCGAAATGGGGGAATTTGAACCCCGTGAAGGCCGTGGAGGACCCGGCACCGCAGATCTGAAGTTCTTTGTGGCGTTGCCCGTCTACGTCTATGACGCCGGCAAAGTCCAAGTGCTCCAGATCACCCAGAAGTCGATCCTGAAAGAGATTGACGCCATCAGCCAGCTTGAGGATTATTCAAATCTGCTGGAGTGGGACTTCACCATCAGCAAGAAAGGTTCCGGTCTTACCACTGAGTACGCCGTCCGTCCTGTACCCCGCAAGAAAGGCGCTCAAGAGCACCTAGACGCGGCTTGGATCGAGGCAAAGGCTGAGGGCTTCGATATTTCGCGCCTCCTTTCAGGCGGGAATCCCTTCAAAGCTGCCTGATAGGTAAAGTTGTGGGGCAGCGGTGCGTCAACACCCTGCCCCCGACCACCTACCAGGAATAGGCGATGGCGAAAGCTTACCTACCGCTCCCACCTGCTTCGGACTTGTGGGAGATTTTTGATTACAAGCCTCTAACCGGAGAGCTTGTGTGGAAAAAGACCCGACGCACAGACTGCATTGGAAAAGTAGTTGGGTCCCCTACGGGCAGTGGTTACCTTGTCACAGTAGTAAATGGCAAGATGTACCAGCTACACAGACTTGTTTGGGCCTGGGTTTACGGAAAAGATCCAGGCGCTATCGAAATGGATCACCGCGACCGCAATAGGAGGAACAACCGCTGGTACAACCTCCGATTGGCGGACTTCACACAGAATCGGATAAACACAACTACCCAGACCAATAACACCACAGGCGTAAGAGGAGTACACAAAAGCGGTAACAAGTATGTAGCCCGAATCCGCGTGCGCAACAAAAGGCATCACCTTGGATCGTTCGCCTCTCTGGAGGAAGCTGCAGCCGCATACAAAAAAGCCGCCAAGGAGTTGCACGGCGAGTTTGCACCTGTATAGTAGTTATGGGAAAAACTATCCAAATGCCTAATACACAAGACACACTTGCTGGATTAAGGCGTTGGAAGCTGGAACGTGACGACGAAAGCGACCCCGGCGGCCGGATCTACAGAGATCAAACCGGGAACGTGTATCACAGTGTCACAAGAATCTTAAAAGAAACCAGCGACACCTCCGGACTGGAGCGCTGGGCAGCACGCCTCGGGGAAGCTGAAGCTACCTGCCAGCGTAATGTTGCAGCAAATAGAGGCAATATGACGCACAATCAAGCAGAGTATCTATTAAAAACCTCAATGCAATTAGCCCGTTCTACAGCAAACAAACGCAACTCTATTCGCTGGGACGAACAAGGACTGGCGCGTATTCCTGTCCCCATCACACAATGGGCACTCAAAAGGGTACGCCCTAATGTTCCCCCAGTAGGATTCAGTGCAAAAGGTTACGCTCGATCACTATCTGACTGGATCGCTGAAAACGTAACCGAAATTTTTGCCTCTGAATTTTCCATTCACCACCCCGCAGGTTTTGCTGGAACAGCAGACGCCCTACTCACCGTAAAAGGTAAACAAGGCATTCATGTTGTCGACTGGAAAACTAGCGTGGGACGTAAAACCGACCGCGACGACAGGCTTCCCAGCGGCCATTCATACATCGACCAGTGTGGAGCGTATTCACTGGGACTCAAGCATTTAACCGGCTTAAAAGCATCCGGCGCCGTCATTGTGCTGGCACGCCGCTGTGGTGCCCCCAACGTGCACTACATGGACGCAACAGAACTGGAACAAGCTGAACAGTCATTCATGGAACGCTGCCATAGATACTTTGATGTCATTCAAGAGGCCATTCACGCTTAAAAATTCATTCATGTTTAACATTCGCCATTCATAACTTGGGTCAATAAACGGCATTCATCAATACCCTGAATAAAGGCCATTCACTAGCTGGATCGGCCATTCATGCTGTCTCAAGTGAGTCTCATGAGTCTTGCCGCTACTGCACTGGTACTGATCGGGGTTGGCCTGGCACTGCGGGCGTTGGTGTTGGTGGTGCCGGACCGGGAGCCAGGGGGAGAGACTCTACCCTCCAGCCTGGGGCGTCTCAAGCCGTGTCGCTTGCGTCTCATCCATGGGGGCAAGAAAGGCTCCCGCTAGGGGAGCCTGTAGCTCAGCCTGCAGGCTTGGTACGTTGCCTGTAACTGGCGCGGGGTTTGCCGGCATCGGCGCGGGGTTTGCGTGGGGCGCCTGGTGGTTTCCTGGTGGTAGGAGTTGTGCGCGGCTTCGGTCCCTGCGGGACCTCACCATCGTGCGCGGTTTTTTCGCACTTAATTTCGCGACTTAATTTCAAACCGACTGGCACGAGATCGCTGGGGCATGGTTCGCCGCCATTGCGAGCTTGGCACTGATTCCAGTATGGAATGACGGACTCCCAAAGCTCCCGGATCCCTTCCTTGCCGTGCAACTGGTGGAGCCGCAGCAGATCGCGCCACTCGATCTCTGAGAGGGTGGAGCGCTCCGCGCAATAGCGGAGGTCTCGCAGTGCCCGCTTCTCCTGGCGCGTCATTTCCCGTTCAGCCTCTCGCTGATCTCGGGCAAGCTGCTGCCGTTCCTTTTGACTGGTGAACATCTCCCTATGGGTGAGGGTTTACCCTCTAACACTACCACCAGGCGCAAGGCTTGCCAGCTGGCTCTGATGTAGTATTGTGGGGAAGTAACCAAGGCACACCCTGCCATGCAAACCACCACACCCAAAGCCAGCCCCGCTCTGCTGGAGCGTATTGATCGTCTCGCCGGATGCTCCGGCCACTGGCTGCTGATCCGAGACGGCGAACCCGAGCGCGATGGTTTCGGCTCCTGGCACCAGACCCCAGAGCGCCATCTCGAAACCTGCCTATCCGAGCGCTGGCGCGGCGTCTCCCTAGGTTTCGTGCCCACCTACTGCAGCTGGAGCGATTACGCCAGCACCGGCCTAGTGGGCAAGGCTAATTACAACGTGCTTACCGATCCGGCCAGCACACCCGACCCGCACGGCGGCATCCTCACCGTTGGTTATGGGTGGAACGGTTCCGGCGTTGTGCTGGATCTGCTGCGGGTTCCGGCTGACGTCATTGAAACTGTTGAAGCACTGGAGCATTATCCGCTGATCTCTGAAGACGAGCACTCCACACTGGAGATGGAAGAGATCGACCGGGCCTGGCAAGACTGCTACGCGTCAGACTGGCGCGACGCAATCCGAGATCAGCTGGCTGCCTATTGTCCTATGGACGTGCTGGAGCGTAACGCTTACGGCCCGAGCACCGCGAAGTATTGGGCGGATGATCAGCTGGACTCCCTGCCCGATGATCAGCTGGAGCGCGATCTGCTGGAGCTTTTCAACGCTTGCCGCGAAATGGCCGGCGAGGAATGGGAAGTGCAGGATCTGAGCACTGGCGCCTACATCAGGCTGGAGCGGATCGCCGCAGGAATCGACCGCCTGGATCTCGTGGGGCTAACCGGCCTGGCACTGCTGCCGCTCGATCAGGAATGGCGCCGGGAGTCCTACCCTTGGCCGGACGGTTCCCGCGATGCCCTGGTGCCTGCCTTGGCTTGACACCTATCCGGATCCGGTTCTACACTCACACACGAGACCCAACCCATAGGCTCACTCATGACAACAGTTCAGGATCTGCTGGCCTACGCCAGCCGCCACGCCACCATCAGACAACAGGATTACTTCGACCCTCGCTACGCCCGCGCCGATGAAGTGCGAGCCTGGCGCAACGACAAAAGCAAGCGTGACCGCCAGCGGCTGGCAGTTCTGCGCAGCTGGCCCGGACGCTGCCGCAGTGCCGAACCGCTTGTGCCTGGCACGTACTGGGGAACCCGCCTAGAGGTTACGGCTAGCGGTGAGATCGACTTTACCGCTTGCCAGTATCCGGGCTTAGAGGTTTGGCTTGCCGTGGCGGATTATTTCGAGCGTACCAATGTGGTGGAGGGCTGAGCGATGCTGGAAACTCTTACCGTTTGGGATGTTGAGCTTACCGATACGTTCGGCGGCGAGGCTAACTACAGCTGGGTTCGGCGTGATCAGCTGGCGCTTCCCCAGGATGCCAGCCGCCGGCAGATCGTGACGGCTGCTAAGGCTGCCCTGGGGCTGACAGGTTGCCGATGCCGGACGTTCGAGCACGGCGAGGGGTTCGAGCTTCGCCCGGTTGGCTCGTGTACCGTTGCTTTTGTCTTGCCTTCTTACTGAGCGGCCTTTGCTTCGCTCAGTCCGCACCGCTCCGGCGGTGCTTTTTTATTGTTGAGCACTGGTGGCGCTAGTATTGAACCAAACGGGTTCGGGATTGTAACAGTGAGCCAGCGACCGGAAGCTAACAACGAAGCGCCGGAAGTTGCGGCGGAAGATGTGGACAATACGCCGCGACCTTACGGCAAGCGGAACCCTTACGCCTACATCGAACAACGTCAGCAGCGCCTGTATCGCAGGCAGCTTGACGGCCTATCTGCACGTCAGCTGGTTCTAGAACACGCGGAACGTGAGGGTTGCTCTGTAGCGACCGCCTGGCGAGACTGGGAAGCTGTAAACAAGTGGAACAGCGAAGATTGGGAGCGTGATAGAGAGAACATGCTCGCAAGGCTGCAAACAATGCGCGTCAAGCTATTTAACGCTGCAATCCGCAAGGGGCAGTTACAAACCGCCGCGCAGGTTCTCGATAGTTTGGGCAAGGTAGTTAACGAGAGCGGTATAGAACAACAGGCAGCCGCTGCACCGCGACTCGAAATCACCGTGGAGGATCGGCGCCAGGGCTAGGCAGCTGGCGGCTGCTGTGATACAATACGGGAGTAAGCGAACCCAGCTTCCCGTCATGACCAACACCGACCGCAGCTTCGCCGGCTATCTGCTGGCATGTGGCGCCATCGTGGCCGCCCTAGTCGCTATGGGGTTTGATAACCATTCCCAACTCCAGCGCTGCGAGTCTGCCGGGCGCTCCGCTGCCGAGTGCCGCCTCGTGGTGCTCGGGCGATAAGCTCTGCTAATGTTACACTGTGTGACAGTAGGGCCGCACTGCGCGGCTCTGCTGTGCTACAATAACGGAGTCCTAAGGGAAACCACCCCATGACACGCACCGATTGGCTCAACATCGCTCGCTGTGCCCGTGAGCGCCGCATCGCAGAAGGCTTGCACGGCCACTGGTCCCACTGGGAGATGCCTCGCTACAACGAGCTGGTTCTCTCCGAGTTCCACGCTCAGCGCCGCGCCTCCACAGCCGGAGCCTGACGCAGTGAACATCACCGACCGCAGTTCCAAGCCCGAGATCATCTCCGCCGCGCTGGAGCTGACTGATCACCAGGCCGCCACCATCGAACGGCTACAGCAACAGCAGCGGATCCTATGGGCGACGCTCGCCGCGCTCACCGCCTGGGCACTACTCTAGCACACCACAAGCCGGGGGGTAGCCTCCGGCTTTTTTGCGCCGTGGGCGGCACCCAGGGAACCTACTGACATATCCTCAATTCCTTCTTCTGTACTACACCGGGGCAGGGGTTCGATTCCTGTAATACCCTAGAAGGTACACATACCCCAAAAAATGCCCGATTCTGCTGGAGCACTCACCCTTCGCTACGCCCAAGGTGAGGTGTTTTCCAGCCGAAAACGCTTCAGAGTATTGGTAGCTGGCCGAAGATTCGGCAAAAGTTACCTGTCATGTATCGAGTTATTGCGTGGGGCGATCGAAAGGCCGGGCGAAACCTTTTTCTATGCCGCCCCTACATACCGGATGGCGAAAGACATTGCCTGGAAAGTCCTGAAACGCCTCGTTCCGAAAGCCTGGATCAAGGCCAAGAACGAAACGGACCTCAAGATCGAGCTGGTGAACGGCTCAACCATCGAACTGAAGGGCACTGAGAACGCAATGGCGTTGCGCGGCCGCAGCTTGGCCGGCGTGGTACTCGACGAAGCCGCCTTCATGGACGCCGAGGTCTGGTTCGAGGTGATCCGCCCCGCCCTCGCGGACAAACAAGGCTGGGCACTATTTATCTCCACCCCGGACGGCACCGCTAGCTGGTTCTACGAACTCTGGCAATACGCCGACAGCGGCGACAAGGACTGGAGCCGCTGGCAATTCACAACAATCGACGGCGATAACGTCCCCCCGGAAGAAATCGAAGCCGCCCGCGCCCAACTAGACCCGCGCACCTTCCGCCAAGAATTCGAGGCCAGCTTCGAGAATCTCAGCGGTCTCGTCGCAATCTCATTCGGCGACGACAACATCGACAAACAAGTCCAAGATCTCCCCGTCCTACCCCTCCTGCTTGGAGTGGACTTCAACGTGGACCCAATGAGCGCCGTCTGCGCAGTGAAAAAAGGCGACGTGCTCTGGGTCTTCGACGAAATCATCATGACCGGCGGCGCCACCACCTGGGACCTGTGCGAAGAAATCCAATCCCGCTACGGCGTGGAACGCCGCATCATTGCCTGCCCCGACCCCACTGGTGGCGCCCGCAAGACCAGCGGCGTTGGTGCCACCGACCACAACATCCTCCGCAAGAGCGGCTTCACCGTTTCCAGCCCCAGAAATCCCTGGAAAATCCGAGACAAGATCACCTGCGTCAACACCGCCCTCCTCGACGCCACTGGAACCCGCCGCCTTTTCATCCACCCGCGCTGCAAAGAACTAATCAAATCCCTACGAACCCTGACATATTCCCCTGGAACGGGCCTACCGAACAAAAACCTTGGTGTTGACCACGCCTTTGACGCGCTCGGTTATCTATGCCTACAAACCTTCAATTTGGCCAAGCCCGAGAGTCTCGGCAAAACGTCCTATCGTGTGTGGTAACACCCCTTGCTGGCACACAATGGCGGCAAAAAAGCCCACCAAAGGCCAAAAGAAGGTCGAAAAAGTGATGTCAGAGTATAAATCTGGCGCACTCAAGTCCAGCTCTGGCAAAAAAGTAACCAGCCGCAAGCAGGCGATTGCTATTGCTATGTCCGAGGCCGGCATGACCCGCAAAAAGAGGAAAAAGTAATGGCAAAACGCGGCCTTTACAGCAATATCGCTGCAAAACGCAAGCGCATCGCTGCCGGCAGCGGCGAAAAAATGCGCAAGCCTGGCACAAAAGGTGCCCCCACCGCCGCTGCCTTCAAAGCAGCCGCCAAAACAGCTAAAAAACGGAGGAAATAACCATGGCCGCCAAAGCAATCACCGCCAAAGACCACTTCACCAACATCATCGAGTTCACTGGCGCAAATCTCACCGCGCTAGATGACTGGATGGAGGTTCCTGCCCAATCCTCTAGCTACACCTTTGCGGCCACTGTTACCGGCGGCGCTAACTTCAAACTGGACTTGGAGTGCAGCTTCAACGGCAACGGCAACTGGTTCACGCTCGACACCAGCAAAACCATCAACTCCAACG